TTACAGATGCATTTGTTTTAAGATTTAATGAACTTGCACTTACAGATGAAGAAACTCAATCACGAATTGATGATCGTTATCTTAAAGATCAAGTTATTACTCCAAATGAAGTTCGTTCACGTCGTGGAATGGCTCCTCTTGAAGGTGGAGATGCGGTTCTTGTTCTTAATCCAAAACAACAACAAGATGCAGCCTCTGATGCAAGTGGAAATAAAAAGCGTGATCAAAATAGAACATTAAATGCACCAGATAAAATGGGTACTGCACGTAATGCTAAAGGTGAAGGTCCTCAAGAAGGCAATTAAAAATGGCTACAGCATTAGACGTATTAAATGTAGCTAGAACGCAAATTGGTTTTCATGAAGGTGCTTCAAATGAAAATCCATATGGAATTTGGTATGGTGTTCCAAACGCTCCATATTGTGCAATGGGAATATCATGGTGCTTTGCACAAGTTGGCCTATCACATTTAATCGCTGCACAAACTCCTAAAGGTTTTTCTTATAATCCTGCAGCTTTGCCATGGTTTCAAAGACAAGGTATGGTTGTTAACAAGATGCAAGCTCAACCAGGAGACCTGGCATTTTTTGACTGGAATGGTGACGGCACCGTAGATCATGTTGAATTAATTGAAGCCGCATCACCTGGAGGATTAACTACAATTGGCTTTAATACTGGCAATGTAAATGATCCAACACAAGAAGGTTGTTGGCGATTACACAGAAATTATCTTTTTATAATGGCAATTGTTAGGCCAAAATATCCAGTAACTTTTCAACCAACAATTGGTGTATCTGGAAGTAAAAAAGCAACAGCAGTAGTTGGTGGAGCAGGTGCAGCCGTTGCAGGAGCGACTGGGATATTACACACAGGAACAGCAGCTGGGACAGCAAATCCAAATCCTTCTCCAACACCTACGGTATTTATTGCGCCACCATTTCCTTCATCTCAAAATTCATTTGAAATAGGACAAACTAATGATGCTGTATTGACAATACAAAAAGCTCTTGTTAAAAATAAAATGCTTGATATTAAATATGCAACGGGAACTATGAACTCTCAAACAAAAGCGGGACTTGTAAAATTTGATAAAAAATTAGGAATTATAGTAAAAGGTGGGGCAGTTCCACAGATTGTCTATGATAATTTAAAGGGATCACTATGAAATTAAAGCATCATTTTAAATTTAATATTTCAGACGCTAAACAGTTAAGTATTGCCCTTATAAGCTCATATGGAATGTGGGCAGCAACGGGGTTTCAAAAGAGCTTTACGGGGCTAATATACCCCGTAATGGGCTTTATAACAGGAGGCCTAGCATCACACAACTCATCCTTTTCCCCTAACGTTTTACCAGATTCTCATATACAAACCCCCTATGTAAATAACATAAATGACGGGAGTCAAGGGGTGCCACCACCAATTGCGGAAGTTAAAGTTTATAAACCAGAAGGGGCGGATGTTAAAAAAGTCATCCAAATCAATAGCAATATTATAAAATAATATCTGCTAAAATTATGAGTTAGTTATAAATCCTGCTATTATTTATTTACATATGGATATTCAAAAAACTTATTGGCAAAATAGCGAATCTTCAACATCGCTTCATTTTCCCATCACTAAAGTTGATAAGCAAAAAAGACTAGTATCTGGATTTGCTTCACTGGACAATGTTGATCGTCATGGCGATATTGTAACGGCTGATGCAAACAAAAAAGCCTTTGAAAGATTTAGGGGCAATATTCGTGAAATGCACGGACCAACAGCAGTTGGCAAAATGGTTAAATTTAAACATGACACATTTTTTGATCCAGAAACACAGAAAAAGTATAATGGAGTTTATGTAACTGCTTATATTTCAAAAGGTGCACAGGATGCCTGGGAAAAATGCCTTGATGGTACATATTCGGGATTTTCTATTGGCGGGAACATAAATAACGCAAAAATGGAAAAAACAGAAGGAGATACAGAATCTCGTCGTGTTATACACGATTATGATTTGCATGAATTAAGTCTTGTAGATTCCCCAGCAAATCAGTTAGCTAATTTTTTTTCTATTGAAAAAAATACAGATGGATCTTCTTTTATTAAAGGAATGATTGCAGATATTCTCTTGGAAAATGTTTATTGGTGTAAGCAAGATGAAGTTGCTTCAACATCAGAAGCAATGTCAAAAGATTGTGTTGTTTGTGATGCACCAATGATAAATATTGGTTGGGTTGAACAAACAGATTCAGAAAAATTTGAAGCAATTGAAAAAGTAATTGATTCTTATTTTAAAAAAGATGATGCTCCAACATCCGCTCATGCCGCTGGCGAAACAGCTGCTCCAGGTTTGGCAGGGAATGTAATTGATAGTAACGCTACAATTAATCTTTATCCTGATCAAAATAGCAATAAAAAAGTCACGTTTGAAAACGGACTTAAAAAGAGTGAAGAAATTTCGCTCACACAAGGAGGTAATAAAATGGCAGAAGATACAGATACAACAATTGAGAAGTCAATTGATGTAGAGACTCCAGCCGAAGAAGCTTCATCTGTTTCAGAAACTACAGATACTACAGTTGAAAAGGCTGCAGATATCTCTGAAGTTGAAGATACACTTGATTTTGAGAAGATGGTCTCAGACCTTAAGACCTTCTTTGGTGAGTCACTAGAAAAGTCCAATACTAATTATGCTACTCACGCAGCAACAGTACAGGACATGTACAACATTGTAAACGAAACACGTGCTGAAATGGCACGTTTGTCAAAGGGATATGAGGATATTTCAAAGGCAAATGAAGAACTCGTTTCAAAGTATGAAGCACTAAATAAGTCAGTAACTGACATGTTCGGAAAGATTGAGTATGTTGATCATCAACTCAAGTCTTTTGAATCAGCTACTGCAGTTCAGAAGTCCATCGGAGTTGACGCTCCAATGGGTCAAACAAAACCAAAACAAAGTATATGGCAAGGTGCTTTCCTCAGTGCTTCTAGCATATAAAAATCTACAAAAATATAAGGTGGTGAAATAAAAATGAGTAATGAACTTCTACAAAAAGTAATTGATACAACGAATCTCGGCACTTCTTCAGTTAACGCATCAGGTGACTCCTCTAACCTTTCAGGTAACGGTCTCCTATATCCAGATCAAGCTAATCGCTTCTTGGATTACATGTGGGATGCAACAATCCTAGCTAAGACAGCTCGTACAATTCGTATGCGTTCAAACACAACCGAAATTGATCGTGTTGCAGTTGGACAACGTATCATGACAGTTGCACAAGAAGACAATCCACGTGATTTCGTGGCTTCTTCAGGTACGTATTCTAATGCTAATGGATCAACATTCACAGCACAGAATGCAACCTTTAACAAGGTCTCTCTAACAACTCGCAAGCTTCGTCTAGATTGGGAACTTTCAGCAGAATCTCTTGAAGATAATATTGAAGGTCCAGATCTAGAAGATCACATTGCACGTCTTATGGCTACCCAGGCTGGTAACGATATTGAGGATACCCTTATTAACGGTACTGGTTCAGGTTCAGGTTTGATGTCAGCTTTTCAAGGCTTCCGTCAGTTAGCTCTTAACAACGCACACGTTGTTGATGCTGCTGGTTATGGTCTTGATAAGACAATTTTTAACCAAGCTATTAAGGTACTTCCACGTAAGTACAAGCAACGCCGTAATCAACTACGATTCTTTACAGGATCTAACTTGATTCAGGACTACTTGTTCAATTTGACAGCTAACGCTGGTAACGGAAACCCATTTGATATCGCTTCAGGTATCATTCGCGGTGATGTTGCTGCTAACGATGGCGGTCCAGGAACAGTAACTCCGTTTGCATTTGGAATTCCAGTTATCAACGTTCCGTTGATTACAGAAACCCAAACTTATTCTGGAAACGCAAACACAGGTGATGTCCACTTGACATTCCCACAAAACTTCGTAATTGGTATCAAGCGTGACGTAACAGTCTATCGTTTGTTCCAACCAAAGAAAGACACAATTGAATACACCCTATTCATTCGTGTTGGTTGCGTAATGGAAAACTATGACGCTCACGTCATTGTTAAAAACGTTGCAGTTGCAGGTTCTGTAATGTCTACTTCTTCATTTGGATCAGCAACAAACGGTTCAAACGTAACAGGTGGCGTAAACGGAAATACATACTAATTTTAATTAGTTGCAAGATTGAGGGCGGGATTAAAAATCCCGTCCTTAGTCATTTAATGATATAATTAACAATGACGAGAGGAAGTCAAATGTCATTTACAGATCTAAAAATTACAGAACTAAAAAAGGTTGCAGATTCATTTGCTATTGATGCATCTGAATTAAAGACAAAATCAGAAATCATTGCTGCCCTTGAAGAAGAAGGCATTACTTATCAAATGTATAATAAGTTTGATACTGCTGAAAAACAAGATATTAAGGTTCCAGAATCTGAAAAACAAAAGAGAGAAAAGAAAATTATGTCAAAGACATCAAATCAAGTACTTGTAAAAATGGAACGAAATAACCATTCTTATCAAGTTGGAGTATATACATTTACACAGGAGCACCCATTTCTGGCAATGTCAGAAAAAGAAGCTCAAAGCATTTTTGATACAGAGGCGGGTTTTCGCCTTGCAACTCCCCGTGAGGCGCAAGAGTACTACGCTTAAAAATTAAATAGGGGGTGTTGTGATTGCAAACAATCAACACAAACAGTCAAGAAAAGATTTACCTAGAAGTATATAGCAACGGAGTACTATCACAAGCTGACTCATTGCCAACTTTATCAATTTATAATGCTGATAACGATACCTATAATCCTGGTGGAATTTTAAGTCAAACACCCCTTTATACAAATTTAAACGCATATAATGAATCCCCAACTGGGAAATATTCATATCAATTAACTTCAAATATTACTAAAATAAATATGGTTTTAGAAGTTAAATGGAGTTTTACAGTTAATGGCGTTGCAACAACACAAGTTGATTATTATAGAATTGAAACCCCATATGCATCAATTTCAGAAACTATGGATTTTTTGGGCTATGTTCCAGTAGAAAGTTCTCCAAATTATATTGATCCTAATACAATTATTAAATCTGAAAAAATGGCTAGAACTATTATTGAAGGTTACACAGGGGTTAAATTTTATAAATATTATGGTGGTCAAGAAGTAACTGGAATTGGCGCCAATACAATTCAACTTACCGAAAAAATGCTTTCTTTAGATCAAATTTATGAAAATGAAATATTAGTTTATGATCAAACACAAAGTCCTGTTTATAACACTTTTGGCTACAGCACAGATATTAGTCCTACAGGATATCAACTTCGCATTTGGTACCCAGGTTGGGCAAACGGGTGGGACAATCAAATGGATCCAACCATTTTTGAATATGGACGTTTTAGAGATAATCACCTTTACCGTTTTGTAGGACAAATTGGTTACAACTATGTTCCAGAAGATATTAAACTTGCTTCAATGCTTTTGCAACAAGACATAATGTCAAATGATTTTAACTGGAGGAACAAGTATTTGTCTCAAGTTAGCTTGAGTGAAATTTCATTCAAGATGGCTAACGGGGCGTTTAATGGTACTGGTAATGTTATGGTAGATAACATCCTGGATCAATATCGCAAATCAAATATTGTTATTATTTAATGTTAAATAATTTAAATAGTTTTGTTGGTTCTATTATGAACATGACTGCTGACATTTATATTCAGCAAAATACTCAAGATCCAAGCAATGGAGCAATTACCAGATCATGGCTTTATTCAGATACAATCCAATGTAAAATTGAACCAATTAAAGCTCGGGGAGCTTCAACAAAAACAGACAGCAAAACATTTGGAGTTGGCTCTGATCAAAATTACAATGAAAAGTTTCAACTTAAAATATATGCTACTCAACTTTTAAGTAAACGCTGGCGTATTCAAAATATTAAAACAAATAGAGGAATTTCTGTATTTGTTGAAATTGATAGAATTGGTACTCCAGATACTATTTTTGAAGTTGTCGCCTCACACGCCGTGCTAGACCCGTTTGGGGCTGTTGCTTATTATGACGGAACACTTATAAGGACTGAGTTGCAAGATGACAGTCAAGCTTGAAGTTAATACAAAAGATCTTCTAGAAAATTTAGATTCCCTACTTGTTGGTTTAAAAGAACTTAAACAACCATCTGTTTTAAATCAAATTTCACGTGCAGTATTTTCTATTACTGGTGAAAGATTTATGATTGATATTGATAACTATGCAAGAATTAACCCTAAAAAAATGCATCACATTTATGAATGGGGCAAGATTGGAAATTCAAATGCAAGACTTTTTGTGTTAGAAAGATCATCAATTTTAGATGGATCTCTTTTAATTTCAACTAAATTTTTGCAATCAAAAATTCCAGTTCCAATTAATCCAGAACTTTTAAAACCAGGGGCAACTGGTAAAACAGTTTCAACAAAAAATATTTTTAAGAATAAAGCGCAAGTAATGGAATCTGGAACTCCAGTTTCTTTTCAAGCAAAAAAAGTTTTAGCTTTTATGGGTAATAATGGAATTGCTTTTATAGCACCAGGAACTCAAATAAATATTTTAAATCCTGGCGGGGTGCAAACAAAAAATGCATTTGCTACATATTTACTTGAATGGTATACAAAAAATGGTAATGCAATTATGGATTCATCTGGGTTATATGAGAGAATATCTAATGATGTATCAAAAGCTTTAAGTCGTAAAAATGCAGGTATTGCAGAAGTACAAAAAGCAGTTACTGCAATTGCTAATCAAATAGATCTAGGGGCGGTTATAAGATGACAACAGATTATTCAAGAGTAGCGGTATCAGATATAAGAAACGTCATTTGGGACCAGTTACAAAGTTATGGCATACTAAATAGTAATGATTACATTCCAAGTGCTTCTAACGGCTTTACAACCCCTCTTTGCCCTATTGTACCGTCTCAGCAGGTACCAGAATTTAACAATTTACTGCCAGGAAAAACTTATATTACCTATGACATTCTTCAAAGAAATACTGGCGTTCAATGGTGGATTTCAGAAGAAGCTATGGTTATGAGAGTTATTTCAAGAAGTACTTCACAAATTTTAACTATTATTAATTTTCTTACAGATTTTGCTCGCAGATATGAATTATCAGCTGCAGATATAAATAGTTATGCTCAAAAAACTTCAAGTCCTTTTAAGTTTTTATATTGCAGATTGGATTCAGCAGATCCCCTTCAGCCATTTGAAGATGAAGGCGGGTTTATGGTTGGTGATTTTTCATTTGTCTATACTTACACTAGATCAATAGATAGCTCTGCTTCAAATACTGGCAGATATATCTAAAATTTGAATTATTTCCTTTAAATGCTATGATTTTCTATGAGGAAGCAAATTGTCGTCTTTTTGTTTTAATTTAAAATAAATAAGGTGGTGAAATAAATAAATGGCTCTAAATACTAAAAACGTAATCGTTGGTGCAGCAGCACTCTTTACTAGCGTTGGTAACAATTCTAATAACTATGGTCGCCCATCAACAGATGCAACAAATCTTGGCTATCTTTTTCCAGCTGGTACTCCAGCACGTCAAGGTCTCTTGGCATCACTTGGTCAAACAACTGGTAACTTTGCAGCAATGCAAGGTGGATACCGTGAAGTTGGTCTTACAACTACAGGACTTGAGATTTCTTACGAACCTTCATACGGTGAAGTAATGGTTGATCAACTTTTGGATGCAGCTCGTTTGTTCAAGCAAACTCTTAAAGTTATGCTTAAGACAGAACTTACAGAAGCAACTCTTGAGAATTTAACATTCTCATGGGGTCAAATGGATTCTTACTATGTTGCAAATACTGCAAGCACAGTAACTGCAGTTGCAACACTTGTTAATAATGATACAGGTTTGGGCAACTCAGATGCTCCAGCAGCAACATTAAACTTAGCTGCAGGCGCTTTAGGTGATACTCCAGTAGAGCGTGTACTTATTGCAGTTGGACAAGCTCCACAGCAAATTGGTACAGCTGTTACAGAACCAGTACCATCTGGTGCAAGCTCTTCAATCTCACTTGGTGTAGGTTCAAACGTAGCCGCATCAGTTGTTCGCAGCAAAGAGCGTGTCTATGTAGCACGTCGTGTTGTTTCAATTGATACTACTTCACATGGATTAAAGCGTGATTCAGCAACAGTGTTCCCAGTGAACTTCCGTTGCTTGCCTGATACTGACTATAAGTATGCAGGATCAGAATATGGCGTAGTTATTGATCGTGTATACGGTACTAACTAATCAGTTTTAAAAAAACTTAATATAGATATCAAGCCCCGCCAGAAATGGCGGGGTCTTGAATTTGTTTATACCTATTATCTTGGTATAATTTAACTAACACAAAGGAGCTATAAATTGGCAACAACCGTATATGATATTGTAGAAATTGAACTAAGTGATGGAACATCCATTACACTAAAACCGCTGCCTATTAAGCAGTTAAGAAAATTTATGGAAGTTATAAATACCATGCAGGATTCAGACGAACAAGATCCAGATGCAGCTATGGAAGTATTTATTGAGGCATCAATGATTTGTTTAGATAACATTAGACCTGATTTATCAAAAAATAAAGATAAGTTTGAAGAAGTTGTTGAAGTGCCTACAATGATGAAAATTCTTGAAGTTGTTGGAGGTCTTAAGCTAACAGACCCAAACCTTCTGGGAGCAGCTCTAGTTGGGACGAACTAGATCTCCGCTCCCTAGAGTCTGAAGTTTTCTTGCTCGGACATTGGAAAAACTTTGACGAGCTAGAATCAAATCTTTCGCTTGAAGAGCTAACAGCAGTTTTAGATGCTTCAAGAAAAAAAGATTATGAAGATAAAAAGTTTGCAGCATCAATTCAAGGTATTGATCTTGAAGAGAGTAGCAAAGAGATAGAAGACATTTCTACTCTTAATTCTAAGCGTGTTGCAGAAAAAGAAGGGTTTGGTCCAGGCGAAGGCCTAGGCTTTATGACGCAATAATAAAATGGGGGTGCAAGTTAATTGGCTAATATAGAGCTTAATATAGTTGCACTTGGTGATTTCTCATCAGTCAATGCCCAAATAAAAGCATTACAAGCTCAAGTTACATCATTAAATTCAAGTCTTGGAGCAGGAGCTCTTTCTCCGCAACTAGCATCTAGTTTAAAATCAATAACAAATGATTTTAGTCATGCATTAGTTCAAAGTAATGCTTTCACAAAACAGACAGTTCAGTTAACAAATGAAACGCATAAATTTGGAACTGCTCTTGAAAAAGGAAAGCTAAGCGTTGGACAATATTTTCAAATTATTACAGGGCGTTCAGGAGCCGCTACAAATTCTGTAAAACTATTAGCTTTAGAGCAAACAAAATTACAAAATTCTGTAGTCATGTCAGATCCTTCAAAACGAGGATTTTATTCTGTATTTACTCCAAAAACAATTGATGCAGTTTCAAATGCAACAAAGATTGCTGCTAATGAACAAAATATTTATAATATTGCAGTAAACAAAGGCTCACAAGCACTTATTAACTGGGGTAAAAATACGCAATGGGCTGGACGTCAGTTAACAGTGGGTATGTCTGTTCCAATTATTTTGTTTGGGTCTACTGCTTCAAGAATATTTAACGATGTAAATGAACAACTTGTGAGATTGCAAAAAGTTTATGGAACTGGTTTAACTCAACCAACACAGATAGTGCTAGATTCAATTAAAAAAGATGTTATTGGTCTTTCAAGAGAACTTGCTTCAAGTATGGGTATTGCAGCAAAAGATACTGCACAAATGGCTGCAGATTTAGCAGCCACTGGTAAAACTGGAAACGACCTTCTAGAAGCAACAAGGCAAGCCATGAGGTTACAAAAATTGGGTGAAATGGATACCCAGACAGCAATGCAAACAACTATTTCATTACAAAATGTTTATAAGTTAAATACCAATCAACTTGCAGATGCAGTTAACTTTCTTAACGCAGTTGAAAACCAAACATCAACAAGCCTTCAAGATTTAGCAGCAGGTATTCCAAAAGTCGGACCAGTTGTTCAGCAACTAGGTGGATCATTTAAAGATACAGCAGTAATGATGGTTGCTATGAAAGAGGCGGGAGTTCCAGCAGCACAATCTGCAAACGCTATTAAATCAGCAATTGCTTCATTAATTAATCCATCTAAAGGAGCACAGAGTGCATTTGCAGCATTTCACATTAATTTAAAAGATATAGCAACATCAACTGGTGGCAATCCAGTAAAAATGATTATGCAACTTCAATCAGCATTAAAAGGATTAGCACCATTAGCGCAAGCACAATTAATTGAAAAACTTTTTGGTAAATTCCAAGAAGCAAGAATTCAAGCTTTGATTACAAATTTAGGTTCTGCAAATAGTCAAACAAAAACTGCTTTTGACTTAATGAATGCAAATAATACACAATTGGCTTCAATAGCAGCGGGCGAAATGAAAACGGCCAACGAATCAACAACTGGAAAATATAAAAGATCATTAGAAACATTTAAAGCCGATCTTATCCCAGTTGGAGAAATGATTATGAAAATTACTACAAATATTCTTAATTTTGCTAACCACGTAGCTAGTGCATTCAAGGGATTACCTGGCCCAGTAAAATTAGTCCTTGGAGTTCTTGTTGGATTTGTAGCATTATCAGGCCCTATTATTATGTTAACTGGTTTACTTGCAAACTTTGCGGGTAATATATTAAAAGGCGTATTTAATCTTAAAGAACTAGTAACTGGTGGAAAAACATTAGGTCAACTTTTAACACCAGAATTAATAGCTGCACAAAATGCATCAGATTTATTTAGCACAGGTGTTATGGGAGATGCAGATGCTATTAAACTTCTTAATGATCAAATTGTAATTTTAACAAATAGCTTGAGAGGTCTTACTGGCACAATGGCAACAGGGGCGGGACTTCCTCAAATTACTGGATCTTTAGCAGCAGAAGTTGGTGCAATGGGAACATCTGTTGCAGAACAATTAAATCTTCCAGCAAATGCAAAGATAAGAAGGTCGGGAGAAGTTGGAATACAATCTGTAGGCTCTAATGCACAATCTGCTGCTATTTTAGGCCTTGAAACTGATAAACCAGGAAGTAAATTTTTAACTGGGGAAAATGCATCATATCGTGGTACATTTACAGCAGCAACACCTTCTAAGACATTTAATTCTAAGTTAACTGGAGGAACAGCAGACCCACAAGAATGGTTAGATTTTGCAAATAAAGAAGGCGGTAGAGGTTCAAGAATGAATAGTGGACTTTATCAATTTTTAAATCTACACTCAACTGATGTTTCAACTGAAGAAAGACAAGCAATATTAGATCATTCTCATAAAATAATTACAGAACATTTTTCACAATTAGCTAAAGATGGAAAAACTATTTCAGATCAAGAATTTTCAAAAATAATTTCAAATGCAAACGACACCGCTTTAGCAGATTTGTTAAACAGAAACTCTGTAGTTAAAGAAAGTTATTTAAACGAAACTTCAGCAATAGGAAGTGCAGCAACCCCAGGTAAAAGAAGGAAAAATGGAAAAATAAGTGGAATTTCTATATCTTCAATAAAGGATCGCTTCAGTGCGATGCAAGATTATAGAAAAACAGGTATACAAGAAAGAGCAGAATTTGGCGATGAAGCAGTACAATCTCATATTGTTACCCCTAATTTATTAAGAAGAGTTTTAGGTGTTAATTCTCCAAATGTTAATGTTTATGGCGCACAAGGCGTTATAGCAAAATCTGAAATAGATGCACTTGAAGGTCAAGTAGCAAAAGCAAAAGCAAGTGGGGCAGCAATTACTTCTGCTGCTGCAACAGGAATTGAAGAAAATTTGCCAAAAGTAAAAGCGGCATCAAAAGGAATAACTACTGCAATGGCTTCAGCAATTACTGAAAATTCCGCCACAGTAATAAATGCAACAGATAAAGTAACTGAAAAAGCAGCAAGTTCTATGGCTACAAAAATTAAATCTGCAATGGGTAATAAATTGGGAAGAGCTGGTGGCCTTGGTCTTGCAATGATGTTACCAATGGTATCTGGAATGCTACCAAAATCTATAGGCGGCGTAGACATATCTGGTGCAACATCAGCCGTAAGCACAGGCGCAAGTGCTGGAATGATGGCTCAATTTTCAGGAATAGCTAAATTACAAAATTTTGCGGGACCAATTGCAATTGCAACAACTGCAGTAACATTATTTGCTGAGGGTATAAGATATGCAAATGCTCAATTTAAATTATCTTCTGATGCAATACATTCATCATTTACTGTAAGTTCAGCGGCAGCAGAAGTGTTTGGCCTTAATTTTAAACCTCTTTCAGTTTATGATTTTTCTAAGGTCACAGACAATCTGGATAGTCATAAAAAATCTGTTGCAGAAAATAAAACAGCAATTGATGCATTAACAAAAGCTTATATGGAATCTACAAATGAATTTGATAAAGCTGGAATAGAAAAGCTTAAAAAAGGAAATACTGAGCAAAGAGTAGCAATGGCTCAAGCAAAATATTCATCGGATATTGCAAATGGAGCAACTAAACAACAAGCATTACAAGATGTTACTGCATATTTAAGATCAGCGGGCCTTGATCCACAAACAATTAAAATAATTTCAAATAAAGCAGTTGGTAAAGGTTCTCCATTAGGACAAGTAGCAACTGCTGCTGCAAATGTTGATCTATCTAATGTTTCTAATGAAATTGCTGGGGCATATACGCCCTCAAAAGATAAAGCAGTTGCATACACTCTTAGTCAGATGGCACAAGGAGATGTAAAAAATATAGATGAAAATTTTACAAAATTACATACAAACAGGAA